GGGATCAAGACCGAACTCGACATGATTGCCAAGGTGGTTGGCCGGATCGACGATTTTTTGAGGGGGACCAAGGCGTGAGCAACTACGAACAGAAGTGCCGGGAAGACGCGCGCCTCGCGATCCTGGCCGAACTGGCAACGCAGCGAGACGCTACGCTCAACAGTCGGTCGCTTGCCATGGTGGTCGAGCAGATCGTGCCGCGCCGTCCGCCCGAATGGGTGGAAACCCAGATCGACTGGCTGGACGGCATGGGCGCGGTGAACGTCAAGCGTTCCGAGCTGCCGGGGCTTGGCAGCGTCCAGCTCGCGACATTGACGAAGACCGGCCGGATGCATGTTGAGCGCCGCGCCTACATTGCCGGCGTCAGCCTGCCTGCGGATGAGGATTGATCGTGGGCGATGAAGTACTCAGCGGAAAATAGCTCGACCCGGCGCAACGGACGCGGCCAGCTGTCCTCGATCGATGTGCTGCCTGAAGAGGCCGATGAAGCCATTGCTTGGGCCAACGCGCAGCTGCGCGAGCGCAAGATGCCCCAGAAGGAGATCCTGCGGCAGTTCAACGCCATGCTCGCGGATCATGGAATCCCTGCGATTTCGCGCAGCGCTTTCAGCCGCCATTCGGTTCGCCTCGCGGTCGAGATGCGCAAGATGGAAGCAAGCCGCCAGATCATGGACGTTGTCTTGGGGCAGCTTGAACCGGGCGAGCGCAGCGACAGCATGATCGCGGCGACCGAACTGCTGAAGTATCGAATTCTCGAACAGGTCATGGCCGAGGAAGAGCCAGATCCCAAGCTGCTGCTTAACGCGACCCTGGCATTGCAGCGCCTATCGAGCACGGCGGCACGCGAAGCTGAGGTTCAACGCCGTGACAAGCGCGAACAGCGCGAGGAAGACGAGCGCACAGCCGAGCAGGACGCGCTGGCAAAGGCAGAGGCCGAAGCCGCCGAACGCGTCGAGAAGATTGCCAGCGAAGCGGGACTCGATGCCGACCGTATCGCCGCAATTCGTCGCGGCGTTCTGGGGTTGGCGGTATGACGCGAAAAGCTGGGCAGCGACGGCAAAGGCCGCGCCTCTACAAGCGGCCTGTCACCAGTCCGGAAGTGTTCGACCTCGTCGCCCAAGTCATGCCCGTTGCAGCCGGCGCGGAGCCAAGCGACGCTCATGCATGGTTTGATGGTCGGGGGCGCCCGCGCAGGATCAAGGTTCAGTATCCAAATGGGTGGACAGTCACGGTCGGCATCGGTGTCGACGGCAAGGTGACCACGCGCAGCGCGACCCTCAAACTCATTTCGACGACCGTTCCAGCCTCGGCTCAAGAACAGGCGTCGGCATGAGCCGCGCGCTTGATTTCACGCCCGAGGATGTCGCCGCTGCCGTCAAGAGCCTGACGGCAGCGCAGCGACGCGCGGTGTCTGCCGGGGCGCTTCGATACGGACGCGGCTACTGGCCGCTACGCAATGGGCTGATCGAGCGGAGCCTCATGACGACGGCCAACCGCATCCCGGTGCTGACACCTTTCGGCCGTGCTGTTCAGGTCGAGCTGAGGAGGAGTGGGCAATGATCCAGCCCGAACAGAACTGCATCGATCTCGGCACTGCCCTGCAGATGGCACAGAGGCTTGTTTCGTGGTGCGATCGCGTGCGGGCGATGCACGCCATCGTGCCGGGCGCGGCAGCTCAGACGAGCATCGAAGTCGATGATGTCGAATTCAAGATCGTCATCACCTGCAATGGGCCGGTGAACCGCCAGCAGCAACGGCACGATACGATTGCCGATTCCGATGGCGACGACGGCGCATGACCGATCCCGCCGATACCGAAGAGCCGATCCTTGCACGTGATCCCGAGGAACTCCCTCGCGATCTACCGCGCGGCGCGGAGATCCCGGACGATCTCGATCCCCTCGCCGAGGGCGTCCTCATGCTTCACCAGCGGGAGTGGCTCGAGGATAGCTCCGACCTGAAGATCGCCGAGAAAGGGCGTCGCACCGGCATCACGTTTGCCGAGGCGCTCGACGACACGCTGATCGCGGCCGCAGCGCGCTCGGCCGGCGGCGATAACGTCTTTTACATCGGCGATACGAAGGACAAGGGCCGCGAATTTATCGGCTATGTCGCCCACTTCGCCAAGGTCGTGGCGAAGGAACTGGTCGAAGTCGAAGAATTTGTGTTTGCCGACCAGCGCGAAGACGGTTCGACCCGCGATATTTCGGCCTTCCGCGTCATTTTCGCCAGTGGCTTTCGAGTGGAGGCGCTTTCCAGTCGTCCAGAGAACATTCGCGGCCTGCAGGGCGTCGTCGTGATCGACGAAGCGGCGTTCCACAAGGACGTACGCGCCGTGATCGACGCGGTGAACGCGCTTCTGATCTGGGGCGGCCGCATCCGCGTGATTTCGACGCACAACGGGATGCTCAATCCCTTCAACGAACTGATCCGCGAGGCGAACGCCGGCAAGAACCGCTTCAAGGTGCATTTCATCCCCTTCTCAGCGGCCGTTGAGAACGGTCTGTTCCGGCGCGTATGCCTTATGCGCGGCAAGGAATGGACGCCCGATGCGCAGGCGGAATGGGAGGCCAACATTCGCGGTGCATACGGCACGCGCACGGCCCAAATGCAGCAGGAGCTGGACGCCATACCGTCCGACGCTCAGGGCGCCGCCTTGCCGCGTGTCGTGATTGAGCAATGCTCCGATCGCGACGTGCCGATCGTTCGCTATGTCCTGCCCGATAGCTTCAAGATTGCCGCACCGGCCCTGCGCAAGGGTCTTGTCGACGAATGGCTGATGACGACGGTGAGGCCGCACCTCGACGCCCTGGACAAGCGGCGCCGGCATGACTTCGGTTTCGACTTTGCGCGTAGCGGAGACGCCTCTGACCTGATCGTCCAGGAACTCGGGCAGGATCTCATGCGCCGATGGAAACTGGTGCTCGAGCTGCGCAACGTACCATTCGAAACGCAGCGCCAGATCCTGTTCTTCGTCACCGGCCGCCTGCCGCGCTTCGGGCATGGCGCGCTCGATGCCACCGGCAACGGTGCGTACCTCGCCGAAGTGGCCGCGCAGAAGTGGGGCGAGCGGATCTCCGAGGTGAAGCTCAGCCAGGAATGGTACCGCGAGAACGGCACGCCCTATGTCGAGGCCTTTGGAGATGGTTCGGTCGTCATCGCGGCCGACGACGACGTTCTGCGCGATCACCAGGCGCTGCAATATGTCGGAGGCGTCGTGAAGGTGCCGGACGACATGCGTTATGCTGGCGCCGATGGCCTGATGCGCCACGGCGATACTGGCATCGCCGGGATGCTGGCGTGGTTCGCCTCGAGGCAGGGAGCGATCGAATACGGCTACGTGCCTGTCGTGCCTGGGCGCGGCGATGGATGGGAACAGCCGTCAGACTTCGATCCTGAGGAAGAGCATGACCCGTGGCGCCAGCCACTGGGCGCACGCCTGCGATCGGGCGGAACATGGTGATTGAGGGAATTTGCGCATGACCGGACTTGTCGACCAGTACGGGCAGCCGCTGCGCCGCGAGCTGCTCACCCGTGAAGTGGGCGGGCCTACGCTGGCCGGCGTGCGCTCGCCGATCGCAGGCTACCCAGCGGACGGGATGACGCCGGTGCGTCTGGCGCAGCTGCTGCGCGAAGCCGACCAGGGCGAGCCGCTGCAGTATTTCGAGCTGGCCGAAATCATCGAGGAGCGCGACTTGCACTATGCAGGCGTGCTCGGCACCCGCAAGCGCAGCGTCAGCCAGATCGATGTGACGGTCGAGGCCGCATCCGACGATCCAGAAGACGTGCGCCGTGCCGACATGGTGCGCGACTGGCTGAAGCGCGACGAACTCGCCGACGAGATGTTCGATATCCTCGACGCGATCGGCAAGGGCGTGAGCTTCGCTGAAATCATCTGGGACAGCTCGGAAGGCCAATGGCGGCCCGATCGGCTCGAATGGCGCGATCCCCGGTGGTTCACCTTCGACCGGCAGACCATGCGCCAGCCCATGCTGCGCGGCGGCATCGAGGGCACCGCGATCGCCGAACCGCTGCCGCCCTTCAAGTTCATCTACACCCAGATCAAGGCGAAGTCGGGCCTGCCGGTCCGCTCAGGCATCGCGCGCCTCGCGATGTGGGCGTGGATGTTCAAGGCCTTTACCCAGCGCGACTGGGCGATCTTTGTCCAGACCTATGGTCAACCGGTGCGCATCGGGAAGTTCCACGACGGCGCGACGAAAGAAGACAAGGGAACTCTGTTCCGCGCCGTCGCGAATATCGCGGGCGACTGTGCGGCGATCATCCCCCAGTCCATGGAGATCGAGTTCGTTGAGGCGAAGAACGTCACGGCGGGATCGGACCTCTATGAGCGGCGCGCCGACTGGCTCGATCGGCAGGTCTCGAAGGCCGTGGTCGGGCAGACGGGAACGACCGACAGCAAACAGGGCGGGCTTGGCGACGGTGGTAACAAGGTTCACGCCGAAGTTCGCGAGGATATCGAGACGGCGGACTGCAAGACGGTCTCGGCCGTCATCAACCGCGATCTCATCCGGCCATGGATGGACCTCGAATTCGGGCCATCGAAGCGATATCCGCGCTTGGTCATCGCCCGGCCCAAGCCGGAAGACCTCAAGCAGTTGACCGACAGCCTGGGCATGCTCGTGCCGCTCGGCTTCCGTGTCGAGCAGTCGGAAATCCGCGACAAGTTCGGCTTGTCCGATCCTGCGGCCGATGCCGAAGTGTTTTCACAGGTTGCCAAGGCCGCGCCAGCGTCGCCAGCAGAGCCGCTCAAGGTCGCGCCGCAGTCGGCCGAGACGCCCGCTCATCCCGCCGAGCAGATCGCTGCGGCCATGGCCGGGGCGAGCGCGCCGCAAGTCGATGCCATGATCGGGACGATCGAAACCATGCTGGCCAAGGCATCGGACCTTGGCGAGTTCCGGACCATGCTCGCCAGCGCCTGGTCCGATGAACCAACGCGGAAGCTGGCAACGGTCATCGCGGCAGGTTTGGCATCCGCGCAAGCGGCGGGACGTTCGGACCTGGTCGACGAGAGTGAATGACGTTGACCGAACTTCTGGATCTCTTCGGTCAACCCGTCATCCAGCGCCGCGCTGACTTCGACGGAAAGAACCGCGTTCGCCTTATAAGGCATTGGGGGCCGGGACCGCGCGCGTGTGTGATTGGTCACAATCCGTCGGATGCGGACGGCACGAAGGACGATCCTACTTCGCGCTGGTGGAACGCTTGGTTCCAGCTTTTCGGCTTCGGTGGCTATGTCGCGGTCAACCTCTACCCATGGTGCAGCGCCAAGCCAGCTGATGTCTACGAGCGCGTCGATGGCATTGACCGTGGCGATTGGGGCGCGCGCGACGAGCTTCACTACGTCAACCTGCCAGCCGTGGTCGCGGAAGCGAAGAAGGCCGACCAGGTGTTTGTGTGCTGGGGCGCGATAGCGCGGGACTGCATGTGGCTCGATCATGTCGTCGAGGAGATCCAGACCGGGGAGGGGCCATATCCTGACCTCTGGTGTTGGGGGAAGACGGCGAGCGGGGCCCCGAAGCACCCTATGGCGC